AACCCTGCCCTCCAAATCTTACTGGTATATGTTATGCATCAAGCTTCTTAGCATATACAACAGCGTCTTGCTCTTCCCAATTGATTCCGAAACGTACGAATACGGTGTACTCAATTGTGTCCTTCTTAGGAACATAGTAACGGTTTACGGTGATGTCTCTCTGGAATCCCCAAATACGGTTAGCAGGGAATGTAAGATCTACATAGTCTGCTGGGTAGAAAGGAACCTCAAGTACATCTACACCAAGAACACGAGTCTGACGTGCTCCACCAAAGGTCTGTGCAGCTCCATCGAAGTAGCTTCCACGTGAACCCTCGGTTGAACCGATAGCTCCGAATACGGTACCGTTGTTACGAACAATGTTAGCAAATACGTCTGTTCCAGCGTAGAACTTTAGACCAGACTGTAGTGCACGGTAGCGTCTTGGCATTGCAAGAATAAGCTTCTGCAGGTCAGCAGTAGTCCAGTCAGCTGAATCAGCCTTAGTTGGAACTACAGCCTGGTGTGCATAGCCATCATTCTGTGCCTTGTGAGTGAATCCCTCCATAATACCTAGGAATGCGTCTGAGCCTGAACCTGAACCGTTAATAGCTAGGTCTTCGATGTCATTACCGAAGGCTGTAGTCATTAGACGTACCAAGTGGTCCTCAAGAGCACCTCCTTCAATATTGTCTTCTAGGGCTTCTGCTGAGACTTCCCAGTCAAGGCGTAGCTTCTTAGTAGTAAGCTCAACCTTTGAGAATGTAGCTCCAGCATTTGTGAAGCTTGCATCTCCCTGGTTTGCAGCACGAATTACACGCTCGCCAACGTTAACCTTCTCAAGCTCCATAGTGTTAGCTCTCATAGTTACACGACGACCGTCATTAGCCAAAGTGGTAGCATCCCAAACGTAATCAATAAAACGTCTTGCCTGTTCTGGACGCAGGATACCAGCACCTGGGTAGTTAGGATTTTCGGTAAATGATGGGTTTACAGCGTTAGGACCTGTAGTTAGACCAAAGTTTGCGTCTGCTGTGTTTCCAAGATAAGCAAAGCCTGGGTCAGTAACACCACCAATACCACCAGCTGCGAAACCACCCTCTGAGTTTGGGTAAGTTGCACCTGGATTATTTTTTCTGATTTCTTCCGACATATATTTCACCTCCCAGTGATTTTTGTTATTAAATTATTTCAGTAGATCGGCTGAATTGAGGAAACGACCGCCCCATACTGATTTTTCAACCATTGCTGGTTCCTGTACGATCTCGCCCAGATCGCCAGATTTGCGGAAAGCTGTGTCTGCTTCAACAGCGTCAACACGCTTTCCAAGATTTCCGAAGTCTGATTCTGCATCAGCCATTTGGGCTGAAACAGTTCCTACTGACTTCTTTAGGTCTGCAATCTCGGCAGCTTGTGCCTTGATTACTTCAAGAATATCGCTAAAGGCTGATGTCATAGTATTCTTTAGGTCAGCGATTGCGTCAACTGACTTTGATACCTGCTCTTTTGTCTCATCCTCTGAAGACTCTGTAGCATCCATTTCACCCTCAGTTGCTTCTTCATCAGTAGCTTTATCAGCCTTTTCTGTGTCTGCAACTAAACCTGAAATTTCGGTATCTGCCTCTGGAGCGACTTCTGCAACAACAACTTCAACAACTTCTTCTGTTGCTGGAGTATTAGCTAGTTCGTTGTCTGCCATATTATCCTCCTGTAGATTCTTAGAAACTGAAATGCCTTTAGCACTATCAACTAAGAATTTGATCATATCTGTTTTTTCGCTGTCATTCTTTTCAACGAAACCTATGTTTTGCATTGGGTTTCCAGATACTGGATTAAGTTTAACATCATCTTCTGATATTACAACCATTCCAGAATCCTTATCCCAGAATACATTCTCAACAACAACATCAGCTGATGTACCAGTAATAGTATCAACACCATCTACTTTTTGAATTGCAAGAATGTTTGCAAACTGATTTGCTGGAGTATCTACTAGAGATAGTTCAACTAAATCATAATCTTTAATTATTTGAATTACGGTATCTAGATTCTCATCATATGCTTTCTCTGTGTCATTAGCTCTACCACCAATTGAGAAGCCAGAGTAGGTACCATCTAGAACCTTTTCCCATGCATCTTGTGCACCCTTTGAAATGTATGCAGAAACGTAAACTCCTGAATAGAATTTCTTTGTTTCTGGATCGAAGTACTTATCTTCCTTAAACGATACCATTTTACCAATAGCAATGTCTTTATGCATTTCACGAATATTACCACGGAACTTAGAGAAAGCCTTTAGGGATGCTTCAGGAGTAACAATATCATTTTGCTTATCAAGATTATCAAGTGTTGCAAATCCAGATACTATACGTCTCTCTGCATCAACCTTTGCAAAAGGCATTGACACTCTAACCTTGTCACCATCGGTGCTCCATTGTGCTTTTTGAATAGTCATACTAATATATTATAGACCCTTTTTAATAATTATTACTTTACTATAACAGTATAGCATTAATTTGAGGATCTACCCTCTCCTTTTGCGTTTCTACCAGAAATTGTTGCAGTA